AAAACCTGCCCGTACCCATTAAGGGAAGAGGGGCAGGTGTTAGTAACACAAGTATAGCACTTTACTAGGCCGTACTTTGAAAGGGACAGTATGCGGTTTTGTCCTGCCACAAGGACGGCGGCACCCCAGACGTGGTTGACCTGTTACTATTGGAATCTAGTTCCCCACCGTCCTCCGGGACTGGTGGGGCTTTTTTTGTTGAGGAGTGCCGTTTCACCCAATGAAAGGAATCTAATGAACTACCACACACTCACAGAGTAACACAAAGAGAAACCTCCCGCGCACCAGAAGGGGGTAGGCGCACGGGAGGAAGTTAGACTCGACTAACGTTTCTCTAAAACGTCAACTACTCTCGTCTCTTTTTCTGCCTGTTCGGTAGCGCCCTTAGACACTTGCGCCAACACTGGCGATTTCCGAACAGAAGCATTATCAAGCTCCAGGATAGCATCCGCAAACTCAGGGGCCAACACTTTGATAGCACCCACAGAAGGATGCCCAGCAACTTTCATTATCGCCTCAATAATTTGTTCACGACTAGCCATTTTCTATGCTCCTAACAATAGTTCTAGCTTCTTCTTTTTCAACGCAAGCTTTTCTAGCTCGCTCGTAAAGTCCTCCACTGGGGGAGCCTCAACCGCGGGAGCCAACTCATCAATCACCGTAGTGAGTAGTTGCCGATCGTCAGCGCTAATGTCCTCACCGTTCTCAATCTTAAGCAACGCATCCGCCAGCGCATCAGCATCCACACCAGAACGCTTAGCAGCCTTGTCCAGGCCGCGCACCATCGTAGTCCCAGCAGTAGCGGTATATGCAGGCATACTCACGATTGAAACCTCATGCAAAGAAACCATGTTCAAAGTTCTTACGGTTCCCTCACTGTTCCACTCATCCCCGCCGCGCGGCACAGTGAAACCGAAACTCATCGAGTCCACGTCACCACGTTTGATAAGCTCACGCGCATCATTCCCCACGCTTGTGTTAGCCAAATCTGCCTCAACATAAAGGCCACGCTCATCCTCGCTAATACGCAACGTGTGAGCCCTAGTCGATCCCAGCACCGATCCGGTGTCATGGTTCCAAAGAAGCTTAATGTCATTACGGTTGCGCAGTGAGCCACGGAAAGCTCCCGGGGCAATCCTTTCCGTGAACGGTAACGGCTCACTATCCGAATTGAACACCGCCGCATACCCGGAGAACTGCATCCCAGTATCGGTTTCGCGTATCTCAAAATCTGCCGCATTGACACGGGTTTCCATTTTGCTCAAAGCTTGGCCTTTAGCCCTTCCATTATTATCTTGCTCCACTTTACCAATAACCTCATCGGCGACCGCCAGAAACCGTTTCACCGTGGGGGCACCTAAAACAACACCCCACACAGTATCCCCAGACTCGGTAAGAGACTCACGCGCCTCCACCCACATGCCAGGGGTCATCCCACCATGCGCCACAGCGTTAGCAACCTCCACATCGACAGCACGCCGAGCAATCGCACGCACCCACGACGGAGGCATCAAAACATCCGACTCCATCATTTCACCTCATCCTTGTAAACAGCATCCGGGTTATCAGGGTCAACCTGTGCCACCCCCTGCAACTGCACCGAGGGAAGCCCCGTATGCGCAACCGGGGGAAGTCCCACCATCCCCAAAGCCTCCGACGGCTCAAACCCGGCAAACACCAGGTCACGGGCCATCTGCACCTTCTCACGCTGCGCGCGCACACCAGCATCCGACAAATCCACGTTTGCAAGAGGAACCCGTACAGCCTCGGCAGCCGGGCCTTCCTGTGGTGACATGTCCTCTAGCCGGCGAATATCATTAATAGCGAGAAACCCGGACTGGATACCAGTCGAGTATGCGCTGTACCTTGTTTGAATGTCAGCACGCAAAAGCCCGTTCATGTTGAACTTGACGAACGCGGTTTCCCCGCCAGGATAACGTGACATTAGAGAACTCATAATCGACTCTAATTTTGCGATATAAGGCCGGAGAGTAAAGTTGGAAAATTGCAACGCATTCTGTTCTACGCTCGCAAAAGTATTTGTTCCCGGCAAGTTCAACATATGAGAAGGGATACGCCAGATACGGGCAACATCCTCCACCGCCATACGCCGGGCCTCGAGCGCCTGCGACTTCTCAGGATCAGCTTGTGTCTGTTTGAAACTTGCGCCACCGGAAAGAATCCCGGTACGCGCAGACTTGCGCCAACCCTTATGCGCGTTGTCGAACGAGCCACGCAAACTTTCTGCCTGCTCCTGTGTGAGCGCCCCAGGGTACTCAATCACACCTGCAAGCGTTGTCCCACTGCCGAAGAAGGTGGCTGCATACGCCTCAAGCGCTTTCGACAACCCCAAATTTTCGCGCAACCCCACCACACGGGAAACACCGCGAATAGTCCCAGGACGCAACAAATCAGGCACATACAAAATGTCCTCCGAAGTGAGAGGCTTCTCCTCGCCCTGCACCGTGAACACTAGCCGGCCCTGCCCGTTACGGGTAATCTCCACATCCATCGGGTTTAGCACAACAAGGTTCACAACCTCGCCCTTACGGTTGCTATACACGCGTACAAAACAATTACCGTCGATAAGCAAACTCACAAGCAACTGATTATAGAAAACACTGTGCCCCGCAAAGTTTACGTCAGGTTGCGAGACCCAAGACGGTTTAGGACGAAACGGTCGCCGGTTCCCATCAAGCCTAATAAACGCATCCACCGGCAAAGTCGAAATCGTGTCAGCAATAAGCGACACCGCCGAATGGACAGCAGCAATACTCAGCGCGTTATTCTGATCCACACCCACACCGGCAATCGTGCCAGCAGTCACATCCCCGCCACTGCCCCACAAGGTTTGAAAACTAATCTCACGCTGTTCAAACAGTTTGCCGAAAATCATTTACTCTCCAACGAGATACCAATAACAATAACAATGATTCCTGCCACGATAAAACCGAGGGGAACCCAAATAAGCGCTGCGCCCGCAACAACGAAGGCTGACCCAACAATCTGCAAAATGTTATCCATCATCACCTTAATCAAAAAATTGTGGAGGCTCCTCTAGTTTACCGCCTCCAAGTGCCCGGTCTACAGCAATCGTCATAGCAACCGCCGCATCAATCTTGCGTGGACTATTCCTGGAGTCTTTGACAATGCGCGGGCCAACATTATCGACCTTCGTGATTGCGTTACTGAGGTGCCGGGTTAGTACAGGGTTTCCGTCATGTATCAAACGTTTCTCCATCACAGCATCAAACACTAAAGCGCCAGCCGTCACCATACGGCGGGCAGAAGTGCTGGGCCACTCCACAATCGGCACACCCCTATCCTGCAAAATCCCCATCGACCTCTGCCAACGGAAAGGGTCACACGCCACCTCACGCACCTTCGGATGGGCCTGGCAAAAATCCAGAATAGTCTGCTCCACCTCAGCAATATCTACCCGCCACTCATCATCATGAATCGTAATATCTTTCTCCCACGACTTCACCATAAAGACCTTCACCGGGTCATCACCTTTAGGGACAACCGCGCCCACAATGACAGAAGCATCCCCCGAAAAGGAACCGTCAAAACCGAGAACAATCTCATCATCAGGTGACACCGTAAATTCTGCCTCACACGCCTCCCACGCCCCCGTAGGGAGCCATGACAGTTGCGAGGACACCCACTGGTTACATCGCTTCGTCCTAAACTCTGCCTCTGGGGTACGGCGCACAGAACTTTCAAAGTCGCTTATTGCGTTAATGTCCCCTAGTCCAGGGTTTGCATATTCCCACGTTTCAGGCAGCCTATGATCGGCTTCCTCCGGTGCCTCCCACCAGGCCATAAAAAAGGTGGGGTCATCGACCTCGCCGAGCGCAACCTTCTGCCCGTACTGGTACAGCGTGTACGCAATACTGTCCCGCCCCGTACTGTCCGACTTTACGCCAGCGGTAGTAATCCCAATCATTGTCGCCATCTTCCCGCGCGAACCCATAGCCAGCGAAAAGGTATCCCACAGGTCACGGTTTCTCTGCGCATGAACTTCGTCAAAAATTGTAAGCGTAGGAGAAAGACCCTCTTTTGAAAAACTTTCGGCAGACATAACCCGATACACCGAACCCAACTTAGGGAACTCGATAGCGTCCCTGTACAGCTTAGTAATGCCAGACAGCTCTTCCGAGGCTTCCACCATGCGCCGGGCATCAGCGAACACGATA